ATAGTTGTTCGTTTCCAATCTTCGATATATATCCCATTTACTTGGCTGTTATTACCATTTAAATACAACCCTTCGATCACCCACCCATCCCAGTTGGTACCCGATGGGGTTTGTATCATATCCCCGCTCGTTGCAGTCGTTGTAATTGTAGTATTTGCCCCTGCTATCAATTTACCTCTGTTCACTTGCGGCAGCTTAATAGGACCCGAAATCAAATACTTAGAATTTGCGGGGGTTATCACATTACCGTTTGACGCTATCAAAGCTAAGTTAAACGCTGCCGTCATATCAGTAACGCCGGGGGTAGTATTAGCTCCAAAGTTTTCGGGCATGACCACAGTTTGGTTAGGGTTGAGCAGTCTAAACGTGGTTGTGGGGTTAATACTCCCCCCCGTATGGAAAACAACCGGGGCAGAACAACCATGCACTGTAGCTGTTGAGATGTTACTTTGGACGGCAGAAAGAGCAGAAGTGATGTGGACCGGGTAGCTCTGAGCGCATGCCGTGGCCAGGGTGGTGAGGCCTCCAACTAAAGACCCGTTTGGGGATTCAATCAGAATCGCCGCCTGCGCGTTGACCGCCAGAAGTGCGAGCGCTACTACAATAAATTTTATCATGGGGTGGGTTTCTCCTTATCAATCAGAGTTTTCATACTACCTTGCTGGTCGATATAGCGATTACGGGCCTTGATCTCTTCCACGTCCTTGCGTAACGTCTCGATCCGTTCTGAATGTTGCATATTAATTATGTCATTTTTATTAAGGCTCTCCTGGATTGCCGTGGTTTTGGTGATAAGGACGGTGAGTCCCGCCATGAGAACCATGCCAATCACACCAAGAAACCAGAGCATCGCCGCCCATCGCCCCGCGTTCTTATCAACTGTGGATTGCAATTCATCTGTGAGGTCGCGGTGTTTCTTGCACTCCTCGTCGTACTCTCTACGCCCCGTATCAGCCATTATCTCTCCTCGTATCGATCTAAGAATCGCTCACTGGCGAAACCGGTAAGACTGTCAGCTATCTCTAGCATTCTTCGTTGCTCTTCAGGACTAACCGTTTTGAGGCGGGCCTTAAACTGATCAGCCCGGTCCTCCGGTTGCAACGCCCGTACCGACATCCACCACCCGCGGTCCGGGAGCGCTGCCGTCTCGACCAGCCCCTCTATACGATTTTCCAGCCTGGACCGCGCCTCACCTGACTGCTTACCCACATACTCGGTGATTCTGTCATACAGTGCCGGGTCGCTCTTGCCTGTTTTAACATACCGCAGTACCATCGCGTCAAGCGTTTTATTCACCTCGAATTGTTGTGTGGCTGTACCGGTCCGGGCGTCACGGATACCCTCACGGAATTGCTCGGTATCTTTGGCGCCGCCGAGTATGCGGCTACCCCGTGCTAGCTCCACAACCTTGTCATAGTTTGAGGTAGCAAATTTTACTCGGTCCGAGGGATTCATTTTTTCGTATGCTTCGGTGAGCGCACCCACGCCCAGTTTTGTGAAGAGGTTTCCGGGGACAAACACCTGCTGTAACGACCTTCCCAACCGTTCCGGGGACACACCACCTTCAAGCTGCCCGTCCTTCCCGGTGGTAGCGGTAAGTTTACCTACCCCAGTCAATATCGGGTTGGTCTGGTTGGTGTACTCAGCAAACGGCGCGATCTCCTGCTTACCCTTCCACACCTGTTCTTGCTTATACACATCCGTATTTGTAGCGTAGGCAAGGTACATCTTAGCAACAGGTGGGAGGAGCTGGCTGGCACTGAGCGGTACAGCACCCTCCAACGCCATCTTCACCTGCTGAGAGGCGTCTTTACCCTCGTGTGCTTTCTGCCATAGTGCCTCCGCCATAGAAAGGAAGGGGCGCATGGACTGCTCTTTCTTTATGCGGAAATAGGTAGCTACCTCCGTTCCGTCTTTGTCTATATAATTGAAATACGGCGGGAGCATGATGATGAAATTATCCGCTTTCTCCCGGTCGCTGGTATTGGCCCATCCAGTTGGGTTTACCATCTGATTGAACCCATACAGGGCGCTCGCACCAGCCAAGAGGTACGCAGTCTTGATGGCGAAAGCTGCGGGGTCACGCCCCGCCGATCTCCCGATAGAACGGGCGCCCTGCATCCCAGCGTTGAGATACGGGAGGCCAAGACGATCAACCGCTTTGATAAGCCCCCCGCCACGCGAGAAATCCACATACTCTCCCGCCATTAGGCTGGCTTCAGCGGGGGAAGCCCCATTCTTTATCAGTTGTTCACGGTACGCAAGGCGGCTGACCTCTTCGCTAAAACGCCCGATCTTACTGGTGATATCGCTGATCTTTTGGAGCGCGGGTTTGAGGTGTGCCCTGCGGTTGGTGATACCCCCGTAATTGGATAGGAGTTCTCGCGCGCCTTTCTCATTTACCCAGTCCTCGTACCGTCCCTCGTGTTTCCAAGCATTACCAGCCACCTTCACAAGATTGCGCGCCATTTGCGCTGCGGCTACTGGCATGTGCATGCTGTAACCGCGCTTGTCTGCCTGCATCCAGATGGTTACGGCGTCAACTGGCATATTGATAAGGGCAAATAGGGGGTTGTGTCCCGTGGACCCTGCACGTACCGCTGACGCCCCGGACACCCAGCCCATCGCGTCTACCAGTTGCTTGTTGGCGAGTGGATCTGCTTGATGCCATTCCGCAGCAAAGTCCGACCGGACGTTCAGCGCCTCCCGTCTACCCCCCACCATATAACTGATCTGGTCAAAACCCGATGGGGCTGGCGCGAACTTATCCACACCAATTCGTACAGCGGGTGTAGCCACCCCGTTGTCTGCTGGTAACGCCGCGAGTGCTTGGTTGGCCTCGTTTCGTGCTATACGAGTCTCAATACGGTCTGTTGCCTCTTCCAGTAATGCCACTGGGTCATTACGAAAATACGAATCGCTACCTTTCTTCAGTCGTTTGATACCAGAATCAGGGACGGACACTCGATTACCACCCATATTCTGCATGGTGTCCGGGTCGATCTTCTCCAGGAATTGTTTGGGGCTGTAGTCTCGGGCGTCGAGTGCTTGCTTCTGCGTAGCGTCGATCAGCCCGGAGTCCAGCAACCTCTGAGTACGCCCCTTCCAAGCGTCAAAATATTGGCGTGTAGCGTTCTCCACACGGGCCATCTCAGCGTCAGTAAGTTTATAATCCTGCTGGAAGGTGGAGCGTGCGGCGCGTAATTCCGCGTCGGTCTTGCCGAATATTTTGGTATACCCTGGCTTGGTGACACCCAGATCGTTATCGATCGCCACCATATCACTCATCGCCTGTCGTTCACGCAGAGACATGCCGTCCATTGTCTCCTTACGGAAACGCTCTTTTACCAGCCCCGATTTAGCAGTGGCCCCTGAGATGGCGTCATTCTGTCGTCGCGCCCACACTGCCTCCGGCCCAAGTCGCATAAGCTCATTTTGTGCGTTGGCCTGTACGTCGATACCTTCTCTTCGCAACCAGTCAAATATCGGTTTTTTTCCAAAAGTGGCGTTGGCCTTACGGTTGGCGTCAAAGCCTGCCTTGACTGAACCAGCCGGGGCGGTCGGGTCGAGTTTTTCCGTGTAGTGCTTCCACATATCCTTGGCCTGCTTGGTGAGCGTGGGGAGATGGATACCAGCGTGAAGCATAGTCGGCTCCGCGCTGGTATCCGGCCCACTTAGCAGCCCTTGCCGCCCCCCTTCTTCTTGCCCATTCGGATCACCCCCTTTCTGCCCCGATGGGGCTAAGTCTGGTTGCACCCTCAATTTACCAGCGTCCCGTGTGTAGTATACGGTGGAGTCCGCTTTACCGCCTGGTGTGTCCTTTACGTTGGTGAAGATTATGCCATCGTGGCCACCCTCCTCCATCTGTTTCACATACTCCATCAACGCGGCGGAGCGGATGTGCCCCTTATCATCGGTGTAATGCTTTGCCTTATAGTCATACCCGGCGGTATCCACACGGAGCGGGTTCTCCATTTTCAGGTATCCGTGGAGCAGTGTGGTCCGGCCCTCTATCTTCTGAACATCAGGTTCACCCAGCACTTTTACGAGTTCGTCCCTTGATAGACCGGAGTACCGATACTTTTCCGCAACGTCTTTGGTGCCGAAGGTAAACCCATCTCTTGTCAGGTCTCCCCCCTGCTCGCCTCCGCGTTTAAGAGATAATTCGCCCTCGTGTTGGTGTTTACTCCCGTGCCACACTTCCTGCCACCCGCCTGCTTGGCGTTCTGCGTCCGTCATCTCCCACGGTTGCTTAGGCTTGAGCGCATCCGCCACCGGCTTAATCTTGGCCGCCAGGTCTGCTGGTCTGCCCTCCGCCGCGTAGGCCACATCCCCCGCCATAGCCGCTTGCTTGATGCTCTCCGGCTCGGTCAGGATCTCGCCCGCTTTGGTAACTGCTGCTGTCTGGAGTGGCTCACCGGCTGGTCGCTTCGGGTAGCCCAACGCCTCGGGGTCACCCACCTTGAGAGCACGCTTGGCCTCCAGCACACTGCCATATTTATCGCGTGCCGCCGCGGTGTCGATGATGTAAGCCTTATCTCCGTTGACCCATGTGGTCTTACCGGCCGGCTGCGGGCCAAGCGCCTTTATCTCGGCGGGTGTACCGACTACAGCGATCTTGAGTTGCGGCGCGGCATCCTGCAATACCAGTGAGTCTGCGGCGGTGACGGCGGCGGTGGGGAGCGAGTCGTGGTTAAAATTATCCATGCTCTGCGGCTCAACCGTACGGGCCGGCAGGTCCTCAGCGGGGCGCTCCACCGGCGGGGCTGATGTGGCGTAACGGTCGGCATCGGTACGAGCGGGCAGCACCTCGGGATTGAGCAACATACCAGTCTGCGGCGCCGGGTCGGCTATGCGGTCCAGGCCGTCGAAGCGCTGCCCCGGCTCCTGATCACCGATAGACACACCACGGCGTATTCCTGGTGCGTCCTCGGCGGGCCTGACAGCCTGCGGCTCCGCCGGCCGTACCGTACTCATGTCCGTCGCGGCGGGGAGTGTCTCTGGGTTGTGGGCGAGCGTGGTGCGCTCTACCTCTTTGAGATACTCCGCGTCGGACCAGTAGGGGTGCTCCTGTTTGAGTCGCGCCACTTCTATACTGATACCGGGTGATGGCCCGGTAGCGTCGTACGGCGAGATACGAGATGCATTTTCGGAATCCAGCACCGGCTGGGGTGTAGTGGTAGGACGTACCTCATTACCGGTGAGCGCTATCTGTTCGGAATTGAGTATCGCTGGGCGGGGCGGGACGTCCGCAGGCGAAACCTGATCCATACTCGTTGTGTCAATATTACCCATGCCAGCAGGCTGGGTATCGGGATTGAAGCGCCCAGACAAGTCCGCCGCCATCTCCGGTGTCGCTCCCGCTTGTTGCAACCTGGAGCGAACTACGGACTGAGCGCCACCCCCAGACGGGGGCATAAGGAGCGCGCCAGTCGCAGCCGAGGACACAACATCCGGCAGTGAGCCACCTTCCGCCGCAGTCTGTGCGCCCATTGTGCCGGCCATCGCTCCGGTGCGTTGGAGTGGTGTGAGGTTGGCAGCTCCGATACCGTGGAACACTTTCCCAATACCGGCCCGCTTCACGGCTTCCAGGCCGGCGCCGGTCACTGCACCCCGCACGCCATCCTTACGGAATCCTTCAAGTCCGCCCTTGACGCCAGCATACGCAGGTCCGGCCACAAACTCGGCCACACCCACTGGGGCGGCGCCGAGTCCTTCATAGATCTGTGCGGGGATACCGGACGAGCCAGCGGCATCCGCCTTTTGCTTCCAGTACTCAGCTCCCTGCTTGTACGCCTCAGCGCCCTGGCCCGCGCCAAACGCAGAGAGCACCCCACCCAGGCTTGAGTTGATGCCCTGCGCGACACGGGCCAGGGGGCCGCGCACCACATTATCTACAAGACTTGGCTTTTTGGGGAATTGCTTGGCAAGAACGGATTGCATCTCCGCCGGAGGCGTACCATCGGGGAAATCCACAAAAGTGCCGTACTCTGGGACGTCTACGCGGGGCATTAGTTAGCCACCAGCTTGCCGTTGACGTAGGTAAATCCTCCTGTTGCTTTGGCAGCTGGAGCGCCACCACCCGGACGATCACCCAGTATGGAGCGTTTGCCCTTCTCCGGTTTGATCAGCGTCTCAGTGCGGCCGGCTTTCTTGCCGTCCACGGTGCTGAGTTCCTTGACACCCTGGGCTTTAAGACTGGCTTTGAGCGTGGGTAAATCGCCGCGCCGGATGGTGGCGGACTGAGGCGCCCCGTCCGGTCCGTTCCACGCCACATCCACCATGCCGTCGCCGGTGCTGCTCGGTATCAGGCCCAACTCGCGATCAGACGGGTTGTTGGATGATACAACGCGGGTTGCAGCGACGGGCTCCCCAAACATATCCACTCTTACCTCGGAGCGCGTAGAGTTCGGGCCGTTTTTCACGAACTGCTGGAGCGGGGCGCCGACCGGTGATTGGTTGCGTGACTGCATGGCCGCCTGTTGCTCGGTCAGCAACTTGGCGGGGAGGTTCGGTATCTTGCGGGCCTTATCCCAGAATGCGTTCCACCCTTCAATAGTACGCGGCATCTCGTTGGTGGCGATAAACTGATTGAGATCCTGCTCGGCTTTGCTCTCCGCGGAGTCCTGGCCCATCTTCTGGTAATCCTTCTGTCCCGTAGCCACATCCTTAAAGGCGTTGGCCTCCTCTTTGCCGAGTCCTGCGCCAGCCCACCGGTCACCCTGCGCCGCCCGGAAGCGGTCGAGCTTGCCGAGATTGCCCGTCTGGAACTCCTGGAGTCCCTGCGCCACGTAGGGATTTCCGCCCGCTGCGGTGGTGGAGCCCTTGGTAGCACCAGGTGAGAAACCCGTGGCCGCCGGGGCGTTCTGACCAAATACCGCTTCCGCCGGATTTTTAACGATCTCGGCCACACTCTCTGCATCCCTAAAGCGCGGGTCCGTCTGGAGGTCGCGTATCTGCGCCACCGGAGCAGCGGCGCCCTGGCGTAGCAGAGTGTCCAGCTTCTCGGCCCGAAATTTTTCCAATGCCTGGCGTGTGCTGGGTGACAGATAGCCGTCCGGCTGGAACGCTTGCGCCTCTTCCGGCGTGCGGAAGCGGTTGATGCTCTGCAAAGCGTCGAAGGCGTTGGCCTCATCCCGCATGGCATTGACATTCTTAAACAGGTCCATATAATTGTTGGCGACTTTAGGAGCTTCCAGTAACCCACCAGCCGCGAGTGCCCATCCTGGCATTGCCATTTAGTACCTCCCCCGCTTCTGCGCCGCCGGTTGCTGATAGCTGATATTTGTGGTGATCGGCGCGGCGCTGGTGGGCTTACCAGAGCCGGCCATTTTATTGACGAGTCCGTACGCCGCGCCATAGGTTTCCGGATTGTTGCCAAAATTCTTGTATGTCTCTCCGAGTCCTTGGTTGCCACCTTTCTGGAAACGCTCCAGGCCATTGACGCCCTGCTGAAGGTATGACGGGTCGGTCGTGCCATACGTCTGCATGTTGCCGGCGTCTACGGTCGGGCCTTGCCCTGCGTTGGCGCCCTCAGATGGCATGGAGAATCCACTGGTAGGTTGCGCCGCGCCGCTGGCGCTACCGCCTGTATCAGCCATCGATCCGTAAAGGCTTGTGGCGGACGACCCGGACTCCCCCGCTTTGCCCGCACCTTCTGCTGCTTGGCCCCATGACATAATTAACTCCGGTACTTCATGTAGTTGAGGTAGTCTTGCATCTTGGTGCTGAACGGTTGTTGGCTGCTGTCCACCTGGAGCTCGGGGGTAGCCACGCTAGCTGGCGCCACCTCCAGCGGTTTGGTATTGGCGGAGAGCATCTTTTCTGCTCCGGGCATCATCTGGCTGCCCATCGTATCCGCCACACCAAATGGGCTGGAGTGCTCGGCGTTGATGTCACCTTTGCCCTGCGTGACGATCTGCTGGTTATTTTCGTGCGACTTGTCGATGGCGCCACCAATATTCTGGGACGCTGCCCCAACGAGCAGGGAGGCGATGGCGGTGTACGGATTGGAGTACACCAGCTTTGCAGTAGCAGCACTACCCTTGGCGTCACTGATACCGTACCCGCTTGTGCCATAGTTGTTGGCCGCCATCAGATACTCCACCCACCGGACGAGCCACTGGAGATTACGCCACCGGTGCCATTCCACAACCCAGCTTTGTAATCCGCTGGCCGCCACGACGCCTCATACTTTTGCTTGGCTGCGTCCTGCGCCGCGGCGTTGGCCCCCGCAATATCCTGCGCTTTCATCTGCATGACCGTGGCGTCGTTGGCGGCAAACCGGGGGGCGTATGTTTCGCGGGTGGTGTCGTTGGAGCGGAGGGCATTGAGGCTGGTGTAAATGCCCCGGTCGGCCATCGCCTGGTCATTGGCCTTGAGCGCGAGATCCTGCTGCCGTTGTGTGGTGGCATTCAGTCCTTCGCTCACCCGGCTGTAGTCACCATCACCGAGCCGTTCGTACGTGGGCGTCTGGTAATCCCCACCCATGGCGGAGTCTCCCCCGATTGCGGTCTGGCCAGCTTGGTATGTCTTGAGTCTATCCTCGGCACTGACCGGGGTTGACGTACTTTTACTTTCCTGTGATCCCATTCGTGGCCCCCTGTTGCGACGGGAAGTTATAAACCTTATCCTGCTTGGCGGGGCGGTGCCAGAATAGGCCCTTCATCCCCACCGCTTGTTTCCGTAGTCGTTTTACCACTTCCGCCAGCCCGACTTTACTTGCCGCTTCAGCCACATACATAACACTTCCGTGAGTTATGTCAAGCGGTTTAATGCGCTCCTGGACGCTCTCTACGTCCTCCGGCCGGACACGCCAATAGCAGGCGAAGTACTCACCAGGCTTCCACACGTAATGCCCTGTGCCGAGCGACCAGAAGATATTGTACACGACTTCCGCCTGGAGTTTTCCGTACATCTCTTCCATAAAGTCGCAGATCTCGTCGCCGAGGGCCTGTACCTCCTCCGGTGTCATGGGGGAGTCAACGCCTGAACGGCGGCGATTATCTCGTTGATGGCGCGCACCAACTCGGCTATTTGTTGGTCCAACGCCGGGTCTGTAAATTTTCCTATCTTCCGGGCGGGGGTCATCTGATCCGCATCCAGTTTGTGCCGGTAAGATCGAACTGCGCGAACTCCCCATACTGTGAAAGCACATACTCGTCGAGGCCCATCACCGTGTCGGTGCCATTCCCCACCAGGATAACCGAGTGGCCCGTCTCCCCGATGTTCTGAATGATTGGCATAACCGGCGTAGCGGAACTAGCGGGGAGTGTCACCGTAACATCCCCCGCTGTCGTGTCCACCTTGACGAGTGAGTCCGTACTGAGGATTGTATATGCCTCGTCAACGGTGGTGCGCGTGCGCGTGTCGTACGTTCCGACCGGCAGAGCTCCGGGTTTTATCGTGCCGTCCGGGTTAAGCGACACGTTCAACCGGTCGTCGAGTGACGCTTGGCTTCCGTTCGCCGGGACGAGCGCCGCGATGATCTCATTGACCACCCCCGCCAAGACGGTAAAATTGGAGTTCACCTTAACGGCATCCGCCACTTCGGTGTTATTGGTGAAGCTGTACGGGATGATCACAATTCCGATGGTCATATCTGCGCCCCCACTATACGGTATCTGGTGGTAAATCCATTGAATCCTACACGGTTGTAGCAGACAGTCTCAAAACTGATCCGGTTGCCCCGTGCGTCGTGCATGAATAGCGGGTCGTTGAAGCGGCTGCCGTTACCCCATGTCGCCGTGCCCCACTCGTCTACACCCCAGGTAAGAAGATTCTGTTTGAATGAGTTGGTAAGCATCCCGCCGTACGTCTGGTAGTCAACGTCGTAACCGTGGTAGAAGCGGTACGTCGCCTCACTGTCCAGCACTTCAAGTTCCGGGATATAGCTATTCCACTCCTTGTTGCTCGTCTCATCGTGATCGATGTAGGCGGTCTTGACACGGCTGGTAATCGCCACTCCATCGTCGGTATTGCCGCCATACGCATAGACAATCCCGTTTGTGGCGTCACCGATCAGCAGCGCCCCGCTGTCGTCCGCATCGTCACATACGGAGAAGCATGCGGCATTGAGATCATACCAGCTGGTGATGGCTCCGTTACGTCGCTCGTCCACGCAGAGGCAGCGCTTATCGGAAGTGGGGAGCTGAAACAACGCCCTCCGTTCCTTTGGGTGCGGGATGGCAAAGATGGTGGCGCGTTGTGCCGGAGTCAGCGACGAGATGAGCGGGATGTGCGTCGGCTTGACCGGCGTAATACTGTTCAAGCCAAACCCGTACATATTGTCGGATCCCATGAAAACGCCCTCACTCAGCACCGCGTCCGGGCCTACAACCCCTGCGTGAACTGAGAATGGCTCGTCGATGGAGATGTTTCCGGTTCCGCCTGGATTGGTGCCGTAGAGCGTCTGGAGAGAATTTTTCTTCATTATCACCATGCCACCCGGCAGCGGGCAGAGCGCGGTGATCTTGTCACCGTCACCGTCCCGCACCTTGTAGCTCCCAGTGTCGGTCCAGTCGGTATAATCCTCCAGATTACTGTTCTCCAAAAATCCGGTTGCTTCATCCACACACCAGAGCCGGCCCGCGTAGAGGTACAGGGCCATACACTTGGGAATTGCCGCTACATCCGTACAGGTCGTGCCATCGAATGCAAACGCTTGGTCGGTGCCATTGGTGAGAATGAGCTTGTCCTTCCAGGTGAGAGAGCGGAGTTTCTTGCCAGCGGTAAGCCCGGTCTTTACGGCAGCGGGGAAAGCAGCGAACGGTGTGGAGCCATCCCACGACTTTGCATAGAGGGCCGTCCCGTGCTGCACAACCAGGTAGCGTGTCCCATCCTCTTTGGAATAGCGGTGCGCTGATATGATGGCACCCGCGCCCAGGCTGGTGGTGTTTACTTTCGTGCGGCCGAGCCGTGTCTCTAGTAGCCCCTCCGCTGTGATGACACAGTTAAACGCTTTCTGCACCTCGTTGGCAGCGATAGCTTCGGGAAGTACCTGAAGATTCTCTCCGCCGGTAAAATCCCGATAGCGGGATTTATTCCAGATCGGTTGTCCGGGTGCGCGGCTCATTTCTCACGCACCAGGCCGCGGTTGTTGATCTGCGGAAGGGGCTTGCGGCTGTTGTCCAGTTTCTTGAGTTTCCGCAGATGCTCGGCGTCGAGTTGAATACCGGTAGGCAACCGGTCTGCGTCTACGTCGTACTCGTAGAACGCCACCAGAAGGGAACGCTCAAACAGCGGCAGGAACTCCATTGGAAATATGGTTTCCGTGGTGTCATCCGCATATCCGGCGTCCGGCATCTTGGCTACGTAGTAGAGAGTAACCGTTCCGTCGGTGGCCGGGTGGAGGGTGATAGCGGTATCGGATAGGGTGTAGCCCCACACATCACCGCCCCGCACGTCAGCTTTCAGAGCCTCGGTAGGTGTGAGTTTATCCCCGGTGGTGAAGGTGTACCGGCCATCCACATTGAGAAACGTCTCATCCCCAAAATCCGCTGGCAGGGTGATGGCCCCATTGACCAGAGTGAGGGACACCGACTTCTCCAGGAAGATCCACGCCCGCTCACTCCAGGCGTCACGCATGGCGCTATCCAGCCACCCGAGCATCTTCACCCGGAGTGTGCTGGAATTGTCCTTGATGCGGGTAAACACCCTATCGAGAACCGCCTTAGTGGTAAGCATTACAGGTGCGCCGCTTTCATGTGAGTTTTGAGATCCTGCTCACGTTTGAAGGTTTTACCGCAGCCCTCCACCGCGCAGGCGAACTCCTCCGGCTTGTCCAGCGTAGCGAGCAGAGCGGTATCGTCCACGCCCGGCAGGAATGGCTCGGATACCGTGTACTTTCTGAATGCCGAATTGATGTAGTCGGCCTGGTGCGCGGGGACCTCGAAAAAATGGCGCTCCCCGCCGTCCGGTCCCATGTCTCTCTGCATCGGCTCGCCGCACAGAGTCGAGCGGTCTTCGCTTCCCGGCGCGGGCTTATACACCCGTACTCTCGCTCTCGACGCCAGTTTGTCCATTACATTTGCCACGGTACACTCCTATTCCGGGTCAGACGACCCGCTTGGTGGTTGTGTCTCTGGCCAGCCAGCCAGAGGATTAATAGATACGTTCTATGGTTTTTCCGCTGTCATTGAGGATATACACGGTTGCGTCGGTGTATATCTCGTGTGGTTTACCGTTGAAATCGATGAACGAGACACACAAGCATGTCTCCGCGATAGCTGATATAAAATGCGTTTCTCGTACAATGCCGTCGTCGCCTTCAAATTGGAGGCCCATTTCCGATGTAATCTCAACATCGTTTATCTTCGGCATCCCCTTACTGAATATGACCGCGTAAGAAACCTCACGTGCCGAGTCGTGGAACCGCCAAGAAACTTGATCTTCTGCACCCTGCTTAATCTTGATAATCATTGTCTTTCTCCTGTCTGTCTATTTGTATGGCTGGCTGGCTAGATAACTCGTTTGGTGGTTGTAAAATAATTCTCCCCGGTCAGGGCCGCATAATCTTGAAGGAACCGCGCCATATCAGGGAGGTTATCAGTTACGCCGGCTTGCTGCATCCGTAGCCACAATATCTTGGGGACGCTGGCGAATTGAAAGCCCATGTCCAGATCATAGCCAGTATAGCGCCCAGGCGTTTCCTCCCGGAGCGCCGCCGCTGAAGCAAGGACCGGAGCGACGTTCTGCACGTACGTTCCCACCGCCCGGTCCTTAATGTAGCGGTAATCTGCCAGACGGCAGCTATGACTTACTCGCTGAGGTTGAGCCATGCTCTCATGCACCTCGCTGTATTGGTCCACTTGATACGAACGTACGCAGTAACGTCAGACCACTGAAGGGGGGAGCCATTGGTGGTAGCGCTTATGGCTGTTCCATCCTCTTTAACGCAGGTTGACCACGGGCCATTGCTGGTAGGGCCGCATTGCACGAGCGCGGTCCCGGATAGCATTGAGGGGTTTGTAGACGCTTTAGTGCTATACCCCTGGAAGGTTACTGTCTTGTGTCGGAAATCTATTGCTTTGATGGCGCTACCCACGGTGGTTGCGCTGAACGTGGTGAACGCCAATTGTTTGACGTTGGGGCCGGCCATCGCGGCGCTGACCAGGCAAAGAGTGACAAAAATTGTCAGTACAATATTACGCATCGGGTATCCTCCTCTATGGTGTGGGGCGCCGGAGCGCCCCGTTACGGTTTACAGCGTGCTCAGGTTGGTCAGACGGCCAGCACTCAACTCATTTTTGGCCTCCAGCGTGTGCTGGACGGTCATGTGGAACTTCCGATTGGAGCGTGAGCTACGGGCCAACTCCTGCACACCCACTGGAATGAGTGTGGCTTTCTTCCAGAAGGACGGGTCGAAGATAACAAACACGTCGGTCGGCATGGTGCGGTGGATCTCGGCCTTGATCGTACCCCACGATGTGACGTAAAGATCAACCTTGTCGTCCACCTGGTCCTTCTCGATGGCGCGGCGGTTGTTGCCGGTGGAGGCAAAGCCATCGAACTTATCCTTCTGGACACTGCCACAGTAGGCGGTCATGGTCTTGTTCATCCCGCCACCGCCAGCGGCGTAGATGTTCTGCATGACGCCCTTGAGCAGTTCTTTGGTCAGCTCACGAGCCGAGCCGCCAGTTACGGTGCCGTCCGCGTGCAGCGTGGCGTCTGCTGCTTTGTCCAGGTTGGTGGTGATCCAGTTGAGCATCCCTTTCATGGATGGCTCTGTACCGGCTGCGCCGGCTGCGGCGACTTCACGGAGGAATGCCCACTCGATATCACCAACCAGGGCTTTCATCTTGAGGGCTTTCTGGTAGTCGTACCCACCGGAATTGCCCACGGTGTTTACGGCGGCAGCGGAGTCGGCGATGGAGAATGACTTCTCCTGGAGCTGAACGTAATTGAACAACTTGGTGGGCTGCTCACTCGCTTCAATCGTCGGGTCCGAACCGATCAGCGCTTTGTTCTGGCCGGGGGTTTCAATGGCGTCGGTCATAAAGTCATGCTTCATGGCGGTGACATTGGTCGTGCCGATAGAGTGATAGAACGGGCTGTCGATGGGAGTGATGATGGAAATCTCGTCCTGAATGTCCTCACGGTTGCCGGTCAAGTCAAAGGTGGTCATTGTGTTAGTCGGTACTGCGCCCATAGTGGGGCCTCCTTATGTGCGAGACTCGCGCAATGCTTTGCTGTACTCGGCAAGGTCAGACGGGTTACCGCTCATGGCGGCGGTCTTGGCGGCGGCGAGTTTGTTGGCCTTGTCGTCCGTCATTACCCCGGTGCTGGTCTTGCCCTGCGGCAGCGTGGCTTTGGCTGCCTCCTTAGAGTTAATAAGATCCTGCTCTTTTTTGCCCATGTTCTGCTCGACGTAATCCTTGGCCCATAGCATCGCTGCGACGGGGCCTTGCAGCATGACCTTCTCCCGGTACTGTGCGTCGATGAGGGGCTTACTCTGGCGCTCCGCCAGAAAGAAATCCTCACCTTTCTTCCACACCTCAGCCGGGATGTTGTACTCTTTTGCTACCAGTGAAGATGCGCTGGATATCTGCTCGTTGATCGCAGCTATCTGTTGCTGGGATTGCTGGCGTTGGCCTTCCCGCTCCATGTGGCTGGCCTTGCGGGACTCGTTGGCCTTGATGGTTTCGCGGGTCTGGCGCAACTCCTCCTGAAGATCCAGCGCTTTCACAAAGTCGCCATCCAACTGCGCTTGCTCGATACTATCGAGCGTGGCCCGGATGTACTCATTGACTTTGCCAAAATCCAGATCCGGGATAAAGTCCAACGGGGCTTTCGTCTCGGTCTGTAATCTGGCGTTGATACGCGCCTCGGCCTCTGCAATCTTTTTGGAAGCGAGTTCTTCTACCCTCTCCTCCAAAGTTTTCTTCACCGGCTCGTCCGTCACCGTCGCTTCTTCGCCCTCAACCACCGCCGGTTGAGATTCAGGACTAACAGCGTCCGCGCTCTGCTCTGGTTCTGGTGTAGTCGTTGCGCCCTCAACCACCGCCGGTTGAGATTCCGGGCTATCAGCGCCCGCGTCCGTTGCTACCGTTACATCCTCATCCATCGCTAAGTCCTTTCAGGTATTATTTAATTACGTAAGTAACCGGTACTCCCGAATAAATAAGAAGGTAGTTGGTCAAATCACCGCCGACGTACATCTTGGTGTCCTGGTCCGCCTGGATTTCTATCGCCGTGGTTCCTGTTACAAACGTATGGACTTTGGATTTTGTAAGGTGGTAATTAACTGGCCTCGGGATAACCATCCCCTGCATAACCACATTTCCGTCCTTGCCCATCGTACCCTTCATCACCCCGATCCTGAGATTCGGTGTGGCTGTAATGGCCGATGACGCAATGCCGAAGGTTATGCTGGATACGTCAAATGCATCCGCCGAGCTGCACATCAGCGCCAGACACGCCACCGCCAGAATACTTCTGAGCCACCCCTTAAAAGTCCAGCGTACCTCCGGCTGGTCAACATTCATAATGCCCTCCATAATTCTTGGTATCGTAACCCGTATGATCTCTCGGGTCAGGTGTGTCTGTAACACACGTTGCGGGTCGGTTACAACACAAATATTGTCATAGTCTTTTTGCAGCTCGTCGGCCACATCCTGTAGGCGCTTCATAATGAGTTGAAAGCCTGGCGTAGCGGAGGCTTGGAGCATCTGTACTTGCTCGTTGGTCATGGTGTTCTCCGTTCGTAGACTTCTTTCGCTATCTTTTGAATCTCCTCAACCGGGAGTCCTTTCCCTGGATTGAGCGCTTCGGATAACCAGGATAATGCACGGTACGTATTGTACGTGCCGTCCGGGTTCTTGGAGGCTTCGTCCAGCGTGGCTGCGTAGCGCGGGTCTGTGCTCACGCCTGACCCCCCTCGCTCATGGCCTGCGCCGCTGGGTCCGTTCCGTCCACCACTTGACCGGTCCGGTCCGGGAGCATCATACCCCCACCATTCTGGCGCGACTCAGCCAACCGGCCCGCCGTCTCGTCCTTAACTGACGCAGTGACGGCGGTTGTTCCGGCGATAATGCCTTGCATAACCTGGTCCTTGACCGTAAGGCTGAGGGCGTCCCACGGGATAGCGAACGTGGCCTTGTGCTCCGCTGGGGGTGGCTGGGGTGGCTGGGGTGGCGTTTTGTCCAGCAAATCCTCCGGGCCGTAACCGGCCAGCACTGAGAGTTGCCGGTACGCGGCGACGGCGTCCACGGGAATCTCGTGGGACTTACCCCAGTCCACCAACTGCATGGTGCTCTGCGCTTTCTGGTAGCGGGGGGCCGAGCCGAGACCGGCGTTGATCTGGATGTTTACATCAATGTCGATAACGGATAGGTCAGGAATCTCCGTGCCGTCCATGCGCGTAGCTGTTGGCAGCGGTACGCCCGCTTTGCCGCTGGCAATGCGGAGGATCGTCTCGTCCGTCTCAAAACAGATGGTGAGTTGCGCGATGAGGTAGAGAACCTTGTACATGAACGTCTGGTTGCGGGTGACGATCTGCACGCCCAACTTCTCGTCGCTCTCCATCTTGCCCATCTGGGTGGCGCCGAGAGTTTTGTTCGTGCCGCGCGGCACAACACCCCGTGCGCCGGATTGCAGACCCGCCGGGATCAATTCGTTGATCTCCTGGTTGATCATGTCGTCAGCGCGCAAACTGTTCACCACGTCGGCGTTGGTGTCGATGCTGCCAAAGTCAGCGCCGGCCTTTCCGTACACGACCCGGCTGTTGAGGAGGTTATCGATGTTGGTGTCGCCACCTTCCTCCACCCACCACCGACCCTGTATGGCGATTTTGGCGGCGTCGGAGACGTTGTTCTTGTGGTTGACGTGTTCATCTTCCAGCGGTGATATGATCTCGGGGATGGCCCAGCCGACCTGCTCCAGCAGTTTGGGCTTGTTGTACCCCACGCTGATGGGCAGGATATTCACATTCTTTCCGGCGAACCAGACATCCTTGACCTTTTTGCAATCACCCAGCGAGTCGGTGAAGTCGCCCAACGAGAACTGGACCTCCCAGCATCCGTGCTCCTTGTAGAACATGATGTTGAGATCCACGCCGTTGTGGTCCTTCAGGTCCACGTCCTTGCCGTTATCCACCGTCTTGTCGCCGTTGAGGTAATACTGGGTGGTGCTACCGGCGGTCTTCTGGTGTTTCTTCAGCACCTCGTCGGTGGCTTTGCTCTTGTCGATGACACCAGCGGCGGCCATAGCCTTGATCTGGTCGATGGTGCGGCTCAGTTTAACCCGGACAAACTGGCCGAGCTCCACATTGAGCAGCCCTACGGTGGGGTCCCAAATAATGTCGGAGCCCGGCTCAAGCTGATCGATCCACCACGTATCGCAGGTGACGGTACTCTTGGCGCCCTTCATTTTCTGGAAATCTTCCGGCATAACCTGGCGGTACTTGTCGTAAGTGGCCTTGTCCACCGGCTGCCCCAGATGCAGGTAAGTCGTCTCAGGCTCGTCGTACGCCTCATGACGCCACCACACCATACAGGCTTCCAATCCATCTACCGCTCCGGCAAGACTGCTGGCCTGGTGCCAGGTGAAGAAAGGAAACATGCCATTTTGGCCGGAGGAACGATAGATAAAATCCTGCGTGAGCAGTTGGCCCCCCACATCTTTCGCGGGGTCGAACGCTGACTTGCTGGTAAACGCTATGGAGTCGGGGTCTTGGAACATCTCGATGGCGAGACGCTCCACGTATCTGTCAACGGCGGAGGTGCTCTTTGTGGAAGGGATAGTGGATAGACCGCGTGAGGAGCGTTCCTTCGCATCCTTGAGCTGCATGCGGTATCGGCGACGGGAGTCCGTAATGATGGTCTTTAACTTACCATCAAACCAAGCGGTGGCACCTGCAACTAACTCCTTTTGTCGTGTTAATTCCATGCCGCCCCTGTTGTGCTACGGAAAGTTTAATGCTGCGAACTCTCCGTGTAGTAGCTTTGCTGCTTTATCGTACGCTTCAGCTGCGTGTCGTATATCATTAAACGTTCCCAAAGTATACTGTTTTCCGTCCAAGGTAATCGCCGACCGCCAATGATCTTTTCTTTTTGCTCGGTACACACCCCTGTAAGGTGTAGTTGCGTTACTCTGCCGCTTTTGGTTACACCCGTTCTGGCTGGATGTTGCGACCCGTAAGTTGTGTTTGCAGTTACACAGCGAGTCCCGGTTTCTGTGGTCTACTTTTCTTTTATCTGTAACGTTCATTACTAGCCGATGTAAGAGTACCGGCCTGTATTTACCATCTATTTTTATGTCGGTGATGGCATACGTATTACCACCATTACCCACCATCGAACGCCACCTAAATCCTGCTACACGGTCGTAATCTTCTGCGTCTACCGTCGTAATCCGCCCGCATACTAACTGTATTTCTCGCATCCACCACCTCCGTAAGGTGCCCGTATGTTATTTAACGTCCAGGCGGTACGGTGCCGCTTTTCCCCTGCCGGGTAGGACGTTAATATTTTAAAATTGTGGGTGATTTTACTCCTGTTTATGAGGATGTCAAGTTATATTTTAGCGGAGAAAAACGCCTTTGAAATCCACGCCTTTGCCGGCCTTGCCGCTGGATACCTTGCGGAACAGGTGGTCTGGCTTCCAGTACGTCATTAATAGCCAGTCGAAGTGGTCTGGGCTGAATCCTAGCAGACGCCGCAGTTCCTTCTTGCCGCCGAGTTGCATCTTGCCCCCCACGATCTCCATTTTCATCGCTCCCAGCTCACGGAGCAGGCGCACCATGGGGTCGTTGGCGTCTCGTGGGTCGGCGGGCGGCTGGAGTGAGATAAGCCCCTCCTCAAATTGTGTCCGCAGTATCCACGCCACCTCGGCGCGGCGGTTGACGAAGCGCTCCGGGTCGTCCGGGGTGTTGCGTGAGTCAGCGGGGCGGGCCTTGTAGCCGGCGCGGCGTACCATATCGTAGACGCCACGCCCCAAACCGATGATGTCTATGAAGCACACACTCGCTGCGTCCTGATCCATGCCCTCCATCACCCAGTCCGCCACCTCGTCGGTCTTTTTGCTGTTGAACGTGCGCGGGGCAGGCACATTGCCCCCCTGTCTGCCGCCGGTAACGGACTTGTCACCGCCGCCGCCTACGTCCGCCGAGCTTATTATGGGGTCATTGGCGCAGTCGAAGTCCTCGCGCTCCAGAGCGGCCTGAATCCAGGGGTACGGGATGAGGCAATTTGCGTCACTGAGGGGCATGAGGCCCAGGACTCCGATGCGGTAGTCCGGGCTGTCCTTGCCGTACGCTGCCAGGTTGCGGATAGAGGCGCGGGTGACGTTGGGGGAGTCGAGCGCTGACCACTGTTTGCAGATCCACTTGTCCCGGTCCGTTGTCTGGGTGCGGATAGCGTAACCGGTTGTTTGCGTGGGGTTGAAAATAACAAACATCACGTTGAGCTTCCCCGTAAGTGTGCGCTCCAGGGGTTTAAACACCGCTTCAGCCAGACCAGTCGCCTCGTCCAAAATGACGAGAAAATTATCCTCGTGCCGCCCGGAGAATGCCTCACCCATCTGGTCCGGGCCGCCCTTAGTATTGATCGTTATGGCGGAAGTAAACCAGCGCTTACCACGCAATTCCTTGTCCGGCAGGTTGGCAAATAACGTCTCGGATTGCAGCGTGAAGTTCGCCTCCAGGTCACTCTTGCTGTCCTCGGTCATCCGTTTGGCCCAGCCGCGCACCTTCGCTAGCTCCGACCAGTACACCTCATTCAACTGCTTGCCGGTGTTGGCGGTCACGAGTACCTTGGGGTACGAGAAATTGAACATGAAGTGCCAGTTTATAAGGGCTGCTGTGGTGTCTTTACCCGTGCCCATGCCGGATTGGATACTCATGCCAACCTTGGCAGCCAACTCCTCGTCGTGTGGTAGCCCGGCCGCGGCGTCCAACTTGGCTCCGACCAGTCGGCCCCAGTCAGTAAGCACATCCTCCTGTTGATCGGACAGGCCACTCGCGTTGGCAGGCAGGCCCGTCTCGCGCCATAGCCCATCCGCGGTGATCACGCCACGATTCTGCTGTGCCTTGTAGATGTTATCGCCAAATATGGCGAGCGCCCAGGCCAACGGATCACGCTTCCACGCTCTCACGATGTCTACATGTTTTTGGGTGTAGCCCTTGCGGGCGGTATTAGGGCGGGTGGGGAGTCTGGCGCTCATCCCTGCACCTTCTTGAGGGCTCCGCGGGCTATACCTCTAGCCACAACAATCTCGGTACTATTGTCAGTTGGGTACAACTCACTAATTTCTTCCAGCGCCTCTCTATACCGGGCATTTCCAGCTTCAAGATAAACTATGTGATTGTAAGCCAATGATAATGGGCCGTTAAGCGTCTTGTTTGCGGCCTCTACCATGGCATTGTCATGGCCGTAAGTTCGGCCAGCGAGACTAGTTTTGAGTGTGGCGTTCTCGGCTTCGAGTGCAGCAACTTCGACGATAACCCACGGAGCGGCTTCAACGTCGGGCCTTATCCTTTCGCTTAAACTCACGTCTCTACCTCCTCATATAAAATTTGCGAAGATCCGAGCCGTCTCTGGCGCGGGCAAGGCTATGTATCGGTACGTGTCCCTCAACGAGGTGTGCCCCAACTCAGCGGACAGCGCCTCTATTGGCGCACCAAACACTGTAAACTGAAGGTACGCCCAGGTTTTCCGTATGGTGCGGGCTCCGAAGTTACCCTTGATGCCGGCACGGGAACACCACAGTTTCATCTTCCCATTCCAGGCGCTCATGGTGAGTGGGCCACCACTCTTGTTGCTGGGGAACAGCAATCCGTCCGTCGCCAGCGGGTACAGAACTTCCATTACTCTGGGACCGAGGGGGATGGTGCGTTTCTTCCCAGTCTTGCTTTCCCGGAGGGTGAGCGTCCCGGCCATCCAGTCTATCTGTTCCCCTCGCAGTGCCAGCAAGTCTGACGCCCTGAGGTTGGTATTCACACCCAAGACGAACAGCGCCAGGTCCTTCGGATTGGTCAGTACCGCTTTGACCCTGGCCACGTCCTCCAGGCTGCGGAGTGGTTCTATTGTTACGGTGCTTCCTTCTGCTGGATGCGGTACGGCTCTCATAATCTCCCCCTTGCGACGCCGGTATGAGTGCATAATAGCTGGCTCCGGTGGGTATGTCAAGTATTTTTTATTTATTGGTATAGCCCTTCCGCGCCTTTATGCTACGTGCGGTGGATTTGAACAGATTGATACTCAGACACCTCGTCTCAAGCCACCCCCCGGCACTCGAAACATTGGCCGCCGCCGCATGATGATCGATGCCCCGCCCTGGTCGAAACGTACTTGACATAACAACCATAATATCAAGTCATAGCATGAGTTGAGATTGTATAAGGGATGTAACTATGCGGAATTACTCGGGGGATGGTGTAACGTCGATACAATCGGGGGTGTTTGCTTCGTCACTATCCGCGACGACCTGAAAAAATATGCTCTGGTTCGAGGTGGATTGACCAGTCTGGAGCCGGTTTTTATCGTACGTAATGCCATAAACCATGGCCAAATCCTTAGGACTCGTTTTGCTGAGGTCAACGGTAAGGAGCTCTGAACTGTACCGTTTCTTGATTGCGGCCTGTATATCCGCTTCCAGGTCCTTAAAACTGGCCAGCTCGTTACGATCTCCCAGGAGCGCTTCAAACTTGTTAATACGCTCCATTACGGCCTGTTTACTGGCCCCATACTTGTCTGCTATGGCC